CTAGTTAGGACGCCCCAACCCCTCCGTAGTTAATACGGAGGGGCCCACCCGATTTTTAGTGTTGGCGTATCGGGACGCCCAGCTCGCTTGAGGTGGTTAACATCTGCAAAGGGAAGATCTCCCCGCTTCAGAAACCACTTTAACAAGGCACCGGAGTCATCCAGCTGTGAAGCTGGAAGCTTCGAGATGGTCAACGCTCCCTTAACGAGGGGGAGCTGAAGATCATCGTCACGTCGATCGTAGTAGCTAGCTACTTCGTAGGCGTGTCTGCCAAGCACACGTGAGGTCGACTGGACCACAGGGAAAGGGATTAACCTCTCGATCCGTGAATCCAACCACTCAACGGTGTCGTGGAAACCTTTATGAAACAATTGGTTCCTCATTGACACCATCGATATCACGTGTGAAGCTTGCTGCCGTGACACAGGCAATGGAGCCCTCATACGGACAATGGAAACATCTCGTCCGTCATAGTACTCCCGTCCGCAAGACTCCCGGAATTTACCATTCCAAAAAGACTTGCGAGAGTTGACTCGGAACCCAAAAGCTTCGAGTTCCTGTATCACGTTTTGCACATAGCGCACGGGGACAATAATATCATCCCCATACACGCGCACCTGACCATAGAGGGATTCAACATCCTTTCTGGTCAACCGGCGATTGAGCGCTTTCTCTATCCCTAGGAAGACCACAGTTGTAAATGTGATTGCTTCCATCGGAAAACAGAGCGCTGAACCCATAGAGGCGTACTTGGCTAGGCGAATAACGCCGTGGCCTTGCACAACAGCCTTCCGACTCCTGGTAGCATCCAAAGCCCTTCTCAGGGCCCTATGATCACTAACCAGGAGACGTACATGCTGATTCGAGACCCTATCCGAAGCCTCACTCAGATCGAGTGTTGCGAGGGATCCATTGATGGAACCCTCACGCGCGAGCAATTGATTATGCTCCTGCGATTCGAACATTACGAAGTTCGCTGCGTTGTTATCGTTGCGAATCTCGTGCATGATAAGCTCCAGAATCCCTTGCTGCATATATTGCATGCAGGTCGGTTCCATAGCTATAATGCGTGGGGTCTTGAGCGTCTTAGGGACAGTAATGACCTTTACGGGTCGTTCTGCCCCGGGTTCAAGGAAAGTAACCTCGTCTCCTCGAAAGAGGAAACGTTCGGAAGGGATAATGTGCTCCCAATGGGGAAACACTTCTTCCAACCGAGTGGTCCACTCTTGCTGATTGAACTTCGCGTTTCCGCGGAGCTTGTCGGCAGTGGCGCCAGGACCGTGGCGTGGAACGACTGAATCCTGATAGATTTTGTTGTCTATCGAGGAGAACAGATTCGCCCACAGCAAACGGCCGACACGCTTAAAATCTGACTTTGAACGGTCAGACAGCAGCGCGTCAAACTGACGTACTTCCTGTTCACACTCAACATACCTTAATAGAGCATTCCGCACACGTTTATCAGTGCACGGAATGTTGATCTTGCCAAACATCAGCGTGAGCTGACGCACAGCAATGATCGCATCTATGTCAGGCGTGTCGAGCAATCGACCGGAATTTCGATCGAACACAAGGTCAAGGAAACCTCCGAGAAATCGGGGGAGCCCCCTCAGCCGCTGGAAACCAGCGAACTGACCAGGACCGACGAACCTTTGGTCTAGACTTTTTTCGAAGTCTGCGCCAAAATTCGGCAGGGAAATCGTGATAAACGACAACCCTTCGTGTTCAAACCGGCCCGCGACGGTTTTGAAATCGCGGGTGGTGCTTGTGCCACACCTGGTCCCCAGTTCTTCGAGGACCACTTGCAGGAACGCTATCGGGCTTTTCACTATCCCGCCTCCTTAGAGGGGTAGATAGATCCTTAGCCACGAGCCAGCCGGGAGAACCGACAATCTAGTTCTCTCCACCCAGAAGTTGGGTGACCTTCGCCCCAGAAGAAGCAGTGAGGTACGCAGTAAATGCGTCCACCACATACTTCGCCTCAGCAGTCGTAAATCCGTTGACAGGATGGTCCACTACCATGTAAACACTCATGGAGTTGCGAACGTTCTGACTCGGGATCAACGCGTCTGCCGAGATTTTGGACTGAGACAGTTTAATGCTGCGCCGGATCCTTTTGCCATAGGCATGGGATACCGACAGGAGAACCGCGCCATCGTTCGAACCGAACGAGCCGCTATCCTGCCCGCTTCCAACCCTTGGAAGGGAGGTTGCGACAGCATTGATTGTCACAGATTGTGGGTCTGCATAGCTCATAGCATGCGTCCTGACTTTTTAGAACCAGAGCCGCACGGTTGTGCTGCTCTTTAGCTCCGCGATGGGTATGTTTTACCCGGAGCGGAACTTGCCTGGGGCCTTGGTTAATCCCAAGGCCATCAGGATGGCCAGACGTCTCGGAGTAAACTCCTGGACGTTTAGGCCGAATCCATATGGCGTCGCTGCGTGTCTAGTCTTCAGGGTGCGATACCCCTCTGACCACACGCTAGCCGGACATGAGCCAGATCCGGAAATACCGGCTGGTTTTAGGTCCGAATACATCACGGTACGCTTGCCCACAGTGTGGTGCATAATGTAACCGTAACGCATGACGAGGTTGTCGGAATTCATGGAACTAATGTTCGCGATTAAATCGCTAGCATTAAAGAACCATCCGACTAACCAGGACCACGGTGTAAGTTCCCAAATGGTGCTCGGAGTAATCCGAGCGCCCAGCAGCTTATTAGCTAGCTGGTCGTAATACGCTATGTTGCCAAGAAAACCATTTACTTGGTCAACACAGTACGTATAGCACCCTGAAAACCGAACTGTCGTGGAAATCTCATCCATAACAGTCAACCGTGCATCGCTCATATCAATGAAATTGGGGCGAAGATCACCGTAGTTAACACTCGGACTCATCCGAATGCCTACGATATTCTCGTTCCCTTTAACGTTGAGTGACGAGCGACTATACAAGGTAAGCTTACGGCGAACAGCCCTATCGGGCATGCCGTCTCGGACGTATTGTTCCAACTTTCGATGGAAGTTCAACGTTCCGAGCGCCAGCTGCTCCACATCTCTTATCGTGGAGTTTATCCCAAACTCAAGGTTGAGGTGCTCTTTTCCGACAGTATCGCCGGAGAAGCCCTCTCGCAAGAACCTGAGACCTACAAGCTCGGGCATCTTCTGCCCAAACTCGAGGAGCGCTGTGATTAAGCCTGCCTCCGGCTTTGTAGGAACTGTTTGTCTGATAGCGGATGTCCCATCCTGGATAATATCACCAGAATTAGGATACACCATATCAGGGAGAAGGTTATTAAAATCAGTGACCTTAGGGTAAACAGCGCCCTCATAGGTTTGATGATAGGGACCCGACCCCACCAGGTTAGCCAGAGAGTACATATTAGTTCTCCCATTAGGGAGGATAATGTACTCTTTCGACGTGGAGAACTCATGGCCGTTATCGTACCGAGTACGATAGTTCGACTGGAGTTGCCTCGCCATTTCTGGTCCTGACAATTCGTTAAAAGCCGCATCCGGGTCTTGCGTACGCATATTGCTGCGCCAAGACGTGGTAGTTTGACTACTAACAGGGATGCCAATATCACCAGTATCTCGAGGAGATCCTTCCACTCTGAAATTTGCAATGAGTGGAACGTACGGATCGTGTCGAGTCTGTGTGACATAAGGCATCTGCTGCTCCGGATGGTTATCCTCCATACAGATACCTGGAGGGATGTCTTCCTTATGGGAAGGATTATCCCAACAGGATTTGAATTGGAACTGCGCCTACTTCGGGCGTAACGGCAGCTCACCACCCTGTCAACGGACAGGGAAGACGGGCGGTAAGATCCGTTCGTGCCAAAGATACACATGAGTCACCATAACCCATATGGATGGCTTGCCTGGGCTTTGCCAAGCCGCCCGAATTAACGGACCGGCTAGTACAGACACCAGGACTATTATTAGGCATCATCCTCGTCATTAAATATACGAGGAAGGCGCAGATCCATTCAGTGACGGCACCCTGGTAAGGTCGTCGTAGCGCACAAGCGCCTGGAGCCCCGTAAGGG